TGAATATGAAAATCATGACCAGCCGTTAGATCTTGAGTAACATTTGTGGGCTTGATCGCGGATACCTGTTTTTGTTTCAAACAGAAGACGGCATACGAAATGTAGCCGTGACTGGAGTTCAGACGTGTGCTCTTACGATCTAGAGCCTGTAGAAAAATAAAGACTGCCCATAGTGTACTCAAGCACAGAATCTGTGCCATATTCAACAACAAACATTTTAGAGCCATCATTATTAAAGGCTATACCTTGAGGAGCTACGGTTTGCGTTGTTACGCTAAAAGTTTTACTATAACTAGCGGTAGATACATCAAAACCTGTTGATAGAGTGTATTGATATACAGAAGCATTGGAATCTCCAACAACAAACATTCTAGTTCCGTCAGTATTAAATGCTACTCCAGTTGGGTTTGAGTCTTGGCCTACGACAGAAACGCTATCTACAAAACTAGCAGTAGATACATCAAAACCTGTTGATAAAGAGTATTCATTTATATCATTTCCAGTGTTACCGCAGACAAACAGCTTAGTTCCATCTGTGTTAAATGCTATGCCTATAGGTATTGTTTCTTGTCCACCTACATAAAAACTATCTACAAAAGATGCAGTAGATACATCAAACCCTGTTGAAAGGGTATACTCATTTACGTTATCACCAGTAAATCCGGCAACAAACATTTTAGTTCCATCTGTGTTAAATGCTAAAGATGTTGGCTGCGTTTCTTGTGCTGCTACACTAAAGCTATCTACAAAAGAAGCAGTAGAAATATCAAATGCTGTTGAAAGGATATATTCGTTAACATCATCGCCAGTAAATCCAACAACAAACATTTTAGTACCGTCAGTATTAAATGCTATCTGTGCAGGGTTTGTTTCTTGTGCCGCAAGAGAAAAACTTTGAGAATAAGCGGCAGTTGAAAGATCAAAATAAGAATTTACATCTGTATAATTACTAATCTTTAAAACACCAGTAGTAGCATCGTACACAACACCGTACATAGACCAGTCACCACTGGCAACCTGAGCGTATGATGTAGGCGCTGTAGTTTCTACATAGCTACCGTCTGTGGCTGTTAAGACAAACTCACCTGAGTTAGCTTCGAGGGTCTTGCCTACGTCTGCTGAGGCGAATGAGCCTGTGCCTAATCCAAGGGCGTTTGCTAGTGTTAAATTATATTCATGGATTTTGTCGTTAAAAGAATCAGTAATGTACATTTTGCTACCGTCATTATTAAAAGTTATTCCGGTAGTTTCAAAAGTGTTGCTTAAACCAAAGGATGTTCCTGAGTAAGAAGCGGTGGAGACATCAAAGCCTGTTGTCAAATTATACATAAAAACGTCTTGTAGGTGAGCTGACGCAATAAACATTTTTGTTCCGTCAGGAGTAAATGCTATACCTTTAGGTACTGCGGTTTGACCCGATGTACTAAAACTATCTACAAAAGACGCAGTTGAAATATCAAATCCTGTTGATAAAGTGTATTCGTATACTTTATCTCCCGAACTGCCTACAACAAACATTGTTGTGCCATCAGTATTAAAAGCCAACCCTGTTGGATTAACTTCTTGTGCGCTTATACTAAAAAACTGAGTGTAAGCCGCTGTAGAAAGATTAAACCCAGTAGACAAAGAGTATTCGTATACTTTATCTCCCTGAAGGCCTACAACAAACATTTTTGTTCCGTTTGCGTTAAAAAATAAACCTTGGGGTCGATTGTCTTGAGAAGCTACTGAAAAATCGCGAGAAAAAGATAGTGTTGAAATATCAAACGCTGTGGATAAATCGTATTCATTAACTTTATCACCACTTTCACCTACGATAAACATTTTAGTGCCATCTGTATTAAATTTCATATCTTCTACAGACGGCTCTTGAGCATAAGCAATAGAATAAGAGTGATTTAATACTGCTGTTTCTATTGCATGTCCAATTGCGTTAAAACTTAAAGTAGTCGCAGGCGCACTATCCAATCTCGTGTAATTCTCTGTAGTCGAACTAACATCCCAAGAGTTATTAGTCACTCCTGTCTGTGGTACTTCTTTAGTCACAGAAACGACAGGCGCAAGCACAGAGCTAGTCAGTGAAATTGAAGCTGACTCGCTGTTTGTAAAAGTCTTAGTTAGTGTGCCAAGTGTCGGGTCTGTTATTAGAGTTACCCAGTTTGGCACAGCGCCGTTGGTAGTTAGGAATTTACCTGACTGACCTGATTGTGTTGGGAAATCTGTTACCTGAGATAGAGTTACAGCTGTTGCTACTGGTGCTACGTCAGACCACGCAGAGCCACTGTAAACCTTCATCGAGTCAGCGGTGGTGTTGAAGTATGTCGCACCTGCAATCAACGCATCGCCGTCATTGTCTACAGTAGGGTTAGAGGCTTTAGCGCCAAGGTAACGATCATCAAAAGAGTCGTAACTAGCGGCAGCGTTGGTAGCTGACAGATTAGCGGCTGTTGCTGACCCTGACGCTGCTGTAGCAGAACTAGCTGCATTTGAAGCTGAAGTAGAAGCGTTACTAGCTGATGTAGATGCTGCTGCGGCTGAGTCTGCTGCTGATGTAGCAGAACCTAAGATAGAGTCTGTGTAGGCTTTAGTTGTAGCGTCTGCTGCGTCTGTTGGAGTCCCAAGACCTGTTATCTTGTTTGTCCCCATTGCAATAGCTCCGGACATTGTGCCACCGGATAGTGAGAGTCCTGTGCTGTCTGCTGCATCAACGTAGGCTTTAGTCGCTGCGTCCTGAGTACCTGTAGGATCGCCAAGACCAGTGATCTTAGACGTACCCATAGCTATCGCGCCAGACATAGTACCACCCGCTAGAGGCAGCCTAGTAGCGATAGAGTTGGTAACAGTTGTAGAGAAGTTAGCGTCGTCGCCTAGTGCGGCTGCTAGTTCGTTTAGCGTGTCCAGTGCAGCAGGAGCGGCGTTGATAACGTCAGACACGACTGTGTCGACATAGCCTTTAGTGGCTGCGTCTGTGGCTGCTGTGGGAGTTGCTAGATTGGTGAGCTTAGTGTCTGTGAAGTCTACCGTACCGTTGACGACCAGATTGTTGAGTGTGGTAGTGCCTGTAGCGGCTGTGACGTTACCAGTGACATCGCCTGTGATGTCTCCTGTGATGTTACCTGTCACGTTACCTGTTACGTTACCAATGACGTCGCCTGTGAGACCCCCTACGAAGCCCGTAGAGGCCGTTACAGTGCTTCCTACGATAGTTGAGGGGGTAGTAGCGCCTATGGGCGTAGAATTGATTGTACCGCCTGTGAGGACTGCGTTGCTTGATGCTAATGTGCCGTTGGCTGTTAATACGCCTGAAACGGTCGCTGTGGCAGTGGTGATAGTAGAAGGGTTAGTACCCAACTCTACAATCGCAGTTGAGGCGTTCTCTGTGAAGATTCGTTTGTCAGTGACGTTGACGGCGAGTTCGCCTTGAACCAAGTCACTTGTAAGAGGGACGGCTGAAGCAGTCGAGCTGTTTTTGGTTACTATTACGGTCATCTACTTTGCCTTTTAATTTGGGTTAGAATATACTTAGGATGGTAAAAAAGGAGGAGGTCAATTAAGACCCCCTCCCTGTCTTCTTACTTACGCATTGACGTTCAATACGAAACCTGCCTCTGGACGCAGTACTTTTACGCCGTAGATTTGGTCAGCAGTGTAGAGGTTAGATAACCACTCCTGCTTGTACTGAGTCTGTGAGCGCACACCCATCTGCTCAGCAAGAACCATAGAGTCCTTGTGCATCAAGAGTGCTGCTTTGAGATCGTTAGTATTAGCTGAGTTATCAGCCGCTGCTTCCGAAGTCGCACAGTTAGTTGATACGTATACGTCGATACCATAGATGTTACCGATCTTGCCGTTCTGTACAGCCTGACCACTTACGAAGTCAGATGATACATAACGGTCAATACCCATAATGGCATTACGCAGCGCAGGTGGAATCACAAATACGCGGTTGTCGAATGGCACATCAGCGTCATCCATTGCTTGAACCAGTGAACGGAAACCTGCGTCTGTGAAGACGTCAGCAGACGTTACTGTGTCAGCAGCGTACTGTGTCAAACCAGTAGAGGCGTCGATGTAGTAAGAGTTGGTGTTCAGGTAAGTACCTGCACCGTCTCCAAAGTTCACCGCCAAACCGTGTAGGTCTGAGTCTACCTGCTTAGCTAGTGCATAACCTGCATCAGACGTATAGAACTGACGTAAGCTAGACAGAGCTTGTGTTGCTGTGATGTCTTCGATAAGACGTGAGTATTCAAAGTGCTTGTCAATGAGAACCTGTACGTTGCTCTCAGTGTCGCTTTGAATGCTGACCGCTGTGTTAGCAGTCTTAGCAGTTTCAGTACGCCGGACAGGTGCAGGGATATTAACTGTATCGCCTTTGTTG